ATATCATAGTAAATTATAAATTTCAAGGAGGATAAATGTTTAAAGAATTTTTAGAGAAATGTCTGAGATATGAAAATTTGTATATCTTAGAAGAAACAGGGAATAGGGAAAAGATTAAGAGGGTTAGCAAGAGGCACGGAAAAGTAACAGGAGCAAGTATATTATTATTTGATTCCAGGACAAAAAGAACGACAGTAAACGAAATATACTTTAACAGTCAGGGATATTTCATAATAAGGGATCAGAAAAGATTGAGACTGGGAAAATTTAATTAACAAAAAAAGCACTCCGAAGAGTGCCAGGAAAAAATATGGAAATCTATATCTTGTGTTTATTATAGCATAAGTTGTTGAAAAACACAAGATGTAGGGAGAGGAAAGGAAATGGAAGGAAAAGACGCAAGACAAAAAGGCTGGTTCTGGCTGGAAAATAATTTGATAGATAGGGAAGATATTGAGGCTTATGAAAAACTATTGTATATGGCTTTAGCAAGATATGCTGATTCAAAAGGGAAATGTTTTCCAGGATTAGAACGACTTATGAAAGTTAGTGGGATAGGAAGCAGAAGAACTTTAACTAAATATTTAAGAAGTTTAGAAGCGAAAGGGTTAGTTGAAATTAAAAAAACGTCAGGAAAAGGAAATGTTTATTTTTTAAAAAATGTTAGCAACAAACCAGGTGCAGAAATGCACGTAGGTGCAAAAATGACCAGGGTTAAAAGTGCACCCACACCAGGTGCAGAAATGCACGTACACCAGGTGCAAAAGTGCACCCCGAAGGAAACACAATTAAGGAAACCCAATAAGGAAGATGTTGTTAATAATATTAATACTGCACAAAAAGAAAACAATGCAACTGAAACTAAAGAACAACAACATCAAGTTTTTGTATTGAATTTAGCTAAAAAAGAAATGTCAAAACTCTGCAATAACCAATTTGCAGTTGAAACAGCACTAATGGCATACAGAAATAAAATTCAATCGCTATATAAATTCCTAGGCAGAGAAAAGTTCCTGGAGACATTTGAGAAAATACATGAAAGCTCCTATCTCAAAGAGCAGTCTAAAAACACGGGACAATTTTTCAATTGGCTATTTTCAAGCAAAAAAGAGAACTTCCTAAACGTTTTTAACGACACTTATGCTGACAATGATAAAAAGCCTAGTGCTATTGATGAAGCGATAACAGTATTTGCCGAGCCTAACAAAAATAATTTTGATTTCAGTATGTGGGAGGACTAGAAATGATATATAACGAACTGGAAGCACAGGTGCTAGGGAAAATATATATGAGCCTAGGAGACTTACCGTTTTTTCTTGAGCTTGGATTAAAACCAGAACATTTTGTAGATCCTGAATACAAAATAATTTTTCAGAAAATGCTGGATGTTCTAGATGAAAAAGGGAAAGTTGACATAGCCGATCTCACAAAAACGGATGAAGAATGGAGTGAAGCTGATGCACTTATGGATAACTGCAAGCTGATAGATATTCAAGTACCTATTCAGAATCTCATTGAATCATACAACGAGTATTATCTAAAATCTGAAATAGGAAAAATTCTTGAAAGCGAATACTACTCGCTTGATAACAAAGTCGAACGTATCGTGCAGAAAGTAAATGAGCTGAATACGAAAAAAAAAGAAGAGAACAAGGTATTTGGGATGAAGGAACTATCAAATATCTGGTATGAGGACTTCGAGGATGAAAAAAACATTATAAAAACTCCGTATGAGGACATAAACAGGTACTTTACGTTTGAGCCAGGCTCACTTGTAACAGTCGGAGCGAGACCTGCAATGGGGAAAACAGCATTTGCCTTGAATTTGGCATTACTGACAGCTAAGAAGCATAATGTGCTTTATATAAATCTCGAGATGAGCAACGTTCAGATAATGCAAAGATTCCTGTCAATCCGAACTGGAATTGAACTGAACAAAATAAAAAATAAACGGCTTAGCGGCGAAGAACTGACAAGAATAAATCTGGCAATAGAAAAATTGCAGGATTCAAAGTTCAGAAGCATGAGTTGTGAAGATAACCCTGATTTTAATTTTATTATTCGCAAAATAAAGCGGGAACATGAGAAAAACAACTTGCAGGTAATAATAGTTGACTATCTGACTCTTATGACTGCTAGCGGATTCCAAAGCAAGAATTACGAAGTCGAGTACATGGCAAACAGATTAAAACTTCTTGCAACAGAACTTAATTGCTGCATTGTAGTTTTGGCTCAATTAAATAGAGCTGTGGAAACTAGGGGAGCAGATAAGCGACCATTGCTGGCAGATTTAAGAGACAGCGGAGGGATAGAGCAGGCAAGCAATGTAGTGGCTTTTTTACATCGTGAGGACTATTATCAAAAAAACGTTGTGAAAGCAAAAGATTTTTCTGAAATCGAATTTATCATACGAAAAAACAGAAGTGGAGAACTGGGAACAGTTAGATTGGGGTTCGATAAAAAAATACAGAGAATAGGAGCGATGAAGGATGAGTAATTATGAAAAAATCGAGAAAATTGAAAAAAGAAAACGGAACTGCACAGGGAAATCGACAGATTAAATACAGAGTTTGAAAAGTGCAATAATGAGTTGCTAGCAATTTTGAACAAACTGGAGAGTTACTGCAAATGAAAGTAGTGCTTATTTGCCTAAGAGTAGACAATGATGAATTGATTACAACTGATAAAGATGAATGGCTTAAATTTATAAAAAGGCATCGTGGAAATGTAAAAAGCATAGAACAATTTAACTGGAAAATTCCTGAAAGCAAATTGCAAAAGGCTTTGGAATATTCTTATGATGAGTTGTATAAATTTAAGTTGGAAGAAGAAAAGAAAAAAAAGGAGTGAAAATAAATGCTAAAAGAAAAAGCGAGAGTAAAGATTACAGCGATAGATTTTAATAGCCGCAAAGGATGGAAGCTGTATCACAACGAGGACTTGTATGGAAATACAGAAATTTCAGATGACAGGTTCTGGAATGATGTGCAGGAAGGGTATTACAAGTTCAGTAAGGGTACAACTTTAATTGCTGATATTAAATGCCCCTGGAAAATTGAAGAGCCGCTAAAGATTTTAAAGGTGCACGAGGTGATTTATAGTGATTAGGCTGGAATTACCAGTTTACTGGAACGTAACAAAAAAACAAAAAAGGTTGATTGGAATGAACTGGTATCAGAGAGCTGACAAGTTTCAAATAAATAAAGTTAAACAGGAGTATCAGGAATTAGTCAAACTGAAATTGCTTGACAGTAAGGAAAAAATAAAAGGAAGCTATCAAGTTAAGTATACATATTTTTACAAGGACAGAAGAAGCGACTTAGGAAATGTGACTTCTGTGATTGACAAGTTCTTTAACGATGTGCTGCAGGAACTTGGAATTGTAGAGAATGACAATGTGGAGTTTTTTAGAAGATCTGTTGATGAAGTAGGCGCACTGGATAAGAAAAATCCGAGAATGGAGATAGAAGTGGAGGAAATTAAATAATGGATGGAAGGGTATATTTGGTTTGTTTTGCAATACCGAATGGCTTCGGTAATACCACTATAACAATAAGAAAGCGTAATTTTACGGAATTAGAGCTATTAGACGATATAACAAAAGAGCTGCACGAAGCAGTGAACGAAAACTTTGTGATAACAAACATAATTGATATAACTAAAATAAGAAAGGATTCAGAAGAATAATGGAACAATGGAATAAATTAGTTGGATCAGTAAAAGAATTTTACATCGCATTTGGACAGCAGGAATTTTTGGAAAAAGAAATGACTGATGAGAGAATGAAGTTAAGAGAAAAATTATTTGATGAAGAATTGAAAGAATATGAAGTAGCAGAAAAAAATAATAACAAGGTTGAAATGCTGGATGCGGTATGTGACATGTGTTATATCTTAATAGGGACATTGTTAGAAAAATGTAAAGGCGATGTTAAGGCTGTTACAAATATGATTTATTTTGGATGTGATGATAAAAGCGAATTTATTTTTGAAAAAGTCTTTAAAAATGAATTTAATGATATTTTTGTAAGAGCATTCGAGGAAGTCCACAGAAGCAATATGTCAAAACTGGAAAATGGGAAAGCAATTTTCAGGGAAGACGGAAAAATATTGAAAGGGAAAAATTATTTTAGACCGAATTTAAAACAGTTTGTTGAATAAAAAAACTAAAACAGGACAATGACAACTGAATATAATAACTGTGAAACCTAGAAATATTGTGGAGTTTATAGAGTATAATAAAAAATTTTAAAAAAGTAGTTGACAAACGGTACGATATATTATATAATCATATCGTACTGTTATAGAGGAGGAAAAAATGGAAAAAAGAATTTTAAATATTTCCTATTCCAAAAGTGGTGCTGGTAGTATAACAACTAGATTATCTGTTCCTAAGAGTATGCTTGATAAAATGGGTGTAACTCAAGAGAACAGACAAATTGAACTAGAATTTGATGAAACTACTAAAGAAATCACAATTAGAAAAGCGAAATAAAAAAACTCCTTAAACCTATAACAGTTCAAGGAGTGTACACGTATAATAACGCCTAACCAACTTTATTATACTGTATAAACTCCAAAAAATCAATATTTTTAGGAGGAAAATTTATGACACTTAGACAAGAGCTAGGATTTGAAATTACAGAAAGTTTACTGGATGAACACAATCA